ATTGGCGTCTTCACTCCAACCCACGGCCAGTACTCGAACGAGTCCAAGTACGTTGAAGGCGGTGTCCCTGAACCTCCCGGAAGATGCGCGACCTTACGTCGCGATACCATCGAGTTCGCGCTAAGCGATACAAGAACAACCGTCAGACTCAGTATGGCTAATAGCGTTCTCATTTGAAGTACTCAAAACTGACGGCCACGTTGGCCTGTTCAGTTGCGTTCCCGGTGGACCCAAACGAATCCACGTACATCTTCGTGATTGTCCCGTTCGTCAAGGCAGTAGGCACCGGCGAATAAATGTTGGTCTTCCACTGGCTTGGAATCGTCAGCGTCTTGTCTGAGCCGGATGCATTAGCAAGCCAATGGACATGCGATTTGTGTATGTTGGCAGCACCATTTGTCGCATGCAAGAATGTCACATTGGCCGTCACAGAATCGTATGAACTCGCTTTGTTCATATCAACGTACGTCAATACTCCAGAACCCATGCTTGCAACGACGTTATTTGCCACTGTCACAAGACCGGCGAAGTAGTTGGTAGCCCCTGAACCAGACTGAACAAGGCCAGCTCCAGCCCCATTTGCCACTTCGATTCCTCGATAGTCATAAGCTGATGTCAATGTTGGACGTACATAAATACCTCTTGTTACACCGTTGGCACCACCTGTTTGATTTATCGCATCATTCACATCTATGCCGCTATAAGATGCTGTTCCAGATGTCGGAGAAAAACTCATTCTAGCGTAGATATTGGCGTGTATTCCCGAAGTCGGGCCGCTGATAGCGTTTCCGACGAATGCCCTCATGTATCCACCACTTGATTGCGGATAAGCGTAAAATGACAGGTTTCCACCAGCAGAGTCAGATACTGACCACGAAGTTCCACTGAACGGGAACATCCAGTCGCACGAGGTACCAAACTTAACCCCGTTCGTCCATTGACTGAGGTATCCATAAGTTGTGGAGCTGGAGGAATCGTAGGTCAACCCTGTGGCCCCAGCAAATGTTCCTGAGGAATTATACTGAATCTGCTTGTCGCTACCACCCGGTGAACTGCCCGAAACGGATACCCATGACAGAGTGCCGGACCCATTGTTCTTCAGGAAACCAGAAGCATTTGCCGAAGGCCACGTGTATGCAACTGATCCGAGATTAACCGAAATCTGGTCGAAGTTCGTCACAAACGAAATGTTTGTGCCAGAGGTGAATCGCATGGGATTTGCCTGTGAATCAATCAACTGTTGGAACGTTCTGTAGCGCGGAACGTTGAAGTTCTCCGTCCATATCCCGAAATCGTCCAGATACATTGCGTCTTCATACAATGGCAAGAAATAAATTTGTACCTGTTGCGTGACCGAGGAGACAACATCTACCCTTATATGAGTTGAGTCAATAACCTCAGTAATGGTAGCGTTGTAGGGAGTACTCGTGGCGACCTGAATATGTCTTCCAACGGTATTCGCTGGAGGATATGCTTGACTTAGAGTTATAATGTCAGAACCGCTCACAAGGTCACCATATACCCACAATCCCTGCCAGTAGCAGGCAAGGTAGAGTGTCGTTGTACCCGAAGGCACGGTCCCCGAACCACCCATCCAGACCCATCTATTGCGGTCTGCTCTTGGGCCCTTTATAATTGTGGATTGGCTAATTATACTGGCCACGTTGTTTCCTGACTGATCACGTATGAAAAAGTTAAGATAATCCAGTCCGCCCCAGTAATCCGTATCAGGAATGTAAAACCAACCGCCAACATAAATGGTCTTATTAACGAGCTTGGAAGTTAGCGAGCTGTGGAATGGTATGTAAATGTATGTGTTATACCAATTCGTATAAGGCCACAATACAAGACTTGATGGGCTTGATCTGTAGATTGTGTTGGTGTAGAACATCTGGGCATAGGTTCCTCCGACAACAGCGCCTTGAGACCATATATTTGTTCCATATGAAAATTGCGGATCCGGGAAAAGATTCTTCGGCCATAGATAAGTTGGCGAATCCTGAGGCCAATAAGGAGTACCATCGTTCCACTCCGTTTTCGTGGTCACTACATCCAGATTCGCGGAGTTCGCAGTAAACGCAACGGATTGGCCGCCACCGTTGACTTTCATCTTCACGTCCCGTGCCCTATCAAATACAATCTTAGGGTATGGACTTCCACCTGATGTCGATATCACTCCAAAGTCACTTTGAGTAACAATCCAACCAGAGTTATCATAGAAAATCTTCGTGCCTGTCGCTGAGTATGTTCCTGGAGTCACATCAGTGTCGAGTCTCACAACTATGTATCTTGCAAATCTTGTCCCGTTATAGGCCGTAGAAATTTCCCATGTGCCGTTCATACTTGCGTATATTCCGGAAAATCCTGCCAGTGTAACGGTGTATGCGGATGTCCCAGAATTCCATGTGCCAAAGATGTTGGTTGATGGCTTTGGAATCAAGGATGCAGTGCTTCTGTCGCTCGTAAGGAACCCACTCCATAGTGGCACACCATCAATTGTAGCACCAGAGCAGTTAAGAACGTTGCTAACGCTGCCTGAAACTATACCCGGAGGTACCCCGACAGCATGGACCAATGATCCTGCCCTGATCGTTCTCGCCCCGTTGAGATCAGGCAATGAAGTACAGCCAGATATTGTGACCGTTGCCCCGAGTGGATAATTGTAAGGCTTTGGGAGTTCCAGCACAACGGAACGCTGATCGGAGAGAACCGTAATTGAACTCACATCATTCGTTCTGGAGAATCCAAGATAAGCGTCATGCGAATTCAGCTCCATATACATGGGACTGAATCTCATCCTGTCCCCCGAGAGGTCAAGAGCCACTTCTGTGCAGCCTTGTATATCACCTGAAAAGTCAAGAAAGTCACCGTGATGCCTAAAACCAATGTCCGGACCGCCCTCAGCTTTGTATCCGTAAATCTTGTGCGCTTGCGCCTGTATATCGTCCAATGGAATCAGCGTAATTGACCCCCGGATGTTCCATAGATTTGCCCAACCGTTGCCAAGACACGCTGTCACCTGACCAATTTGGCAGAGTCTGAACGTCAGGTTCTCCTCAGTGTATCTGCTCGCCTCATATCTGACTATGCCGTTTGCTCTTTGCCAGTATGATCCGGAAGATCCATGAGCACCTACGAACGTCATATTTTTTATGTCTATCTGGTTGCCAAATACAAAAAACGCTGGGAGCGATTGCATCGAAGTATTTGTAGCGTAGATGTAGGTAGATTGATCCCCTGCACCAAGAAGCTCCATGTGAATATCGCCGGCATGTGTAATTTGCGGCTTTACATGCGACACAAAAATTGGGCTGTCCACTCGGTACTTTCCGGGAGGGAAGAAGAGCTTACATGGAATCGTGTTGCTTGCGACATTTATGGCCTGCTGAATGTAAGAGCTATCATCTGACCACGCTTCGCGGGTCGCCCCAAACCACCTAACATTAAGAAAAGTTCCAGAATCTGTATAACGGTTCCAGTACCCAGAGCTTCCGGCAAAGCATGTACCGCCGTTTGCAGTGCCGGTCGATGTCCAGTAAAACCATCCTCCGCCACCGTCATTAGCACTCCAATAGCCGTTTACGTATGCGTTTGTCTTGCTACCTGAGCCCGCTATTGTTGCAAGCTCCGAGACCGTATTGCAGATAAAGAAATTGGCAGCGGTTATCTGACTCTCAAGTGGAATCCGGCCAGTCCCTACAATTGTGTTGGTTGACAAAGCTGTCAACGTCGAGCTCAGCGGTTGCTTGTTATTCAGCTGGGTTTGGATCGGAGACGTGACACCGTCGAGGTATCCGAACTCGGTGGCGTCAACCGATGTAATGCCCTTGAATTGGTTGGCATTCACTACGCCGGTCCCGTCGTACTTCAGCGTTGCCCCACTCCCGACACCCATCGTAGCGCTCGTATTTGTCCCGCTGAGCAGGCTTCCAAAGCCCGCGGAGCCAGCGCCAATCGGCGCCCACGTCGGCGTGCCAGACCCGCCGATCGTGAGCACGTCGTTCACGTTCCCGCTGGGGACGTCGTTGGTGGTTATGATGTGCCGTTTCACCGCCGGGTAATCCGCCCCGAGCGCAATGGCTCCGCACAGCGCGGAGCCGAGCAAAAATCGCAGAATCCGTTTCATTTTCAGTCGATGATCTTGTCCCATGTAGATGTCGCAGAGTTCCAAAGCCAAGTATCGCCGGTGTCTTTTCGGTAGTAGATGCCGCAGTTGCCAGTTGGCGGTTCGGTTGGATCAGCGGTGCCGCAAGTAACGCCGCCACCGCCGCTGGCTACGGCTTGTGTTAAGCACGCGAGGAGTTCCGCCATGGTTTGCGTGAGCTGGCCCGGCGTCATGGCAGCAGCGCAGCATTGCTCAAGTCTATCGAGTGCAGGACAGTCGGACATAGGATCGAGAAGTGTTATGGCCTCGGCAAGGCCGTTAACCGCGTTTACCAGCGACTGGAACGGCGTCAAGTAACCGTCACAACCAGCGAAGTTGAGCATAAACGGTCATGGTTGGGCGCGGCCCGGTAAGAGCCGCGCCCTTTTTCACTGAACGTTAGACACACTCCATCGTGAGGTCAACTGTGCCCACCGTAGCATCGCTCAGCACGAGGTCGTCGTTGCCATCCCCGTCCTTGTCCGCAGCGGACCAAGTACCAAGGAGCTTGGCAACCGCGTTGTTGTTAAGCGCAGCTGCGAGTGCGCTCACCGTGTCGTACCTGCTGGAGCCCAGCCCTGTGTTAACGGGCGTGCCGTCGATGACTATCACGCCGCCAACGAGCCGGATCTGTTCCTCTCCAGAGCAACCGGGGTTCGTCCACCACAGGTCGCAAGGTTCATTGTCGGAACTGTAGTACTGCGTCTCGCCGGTAGGAGCAGTGTTGCATGTCTGGATCTCAGGCACGCAAGGCGGTTCACGCCGGTGGAACAGCGCCACGGACCACTCTGGATGAGCTGGTTTCCACGCGACTTCAAAGTCGGCGAAGAACACACCCTTGTTCCGGCGGATGTTCTCGCAGCCGATGTTGTCCACAGCAAACTGCCATTTGCCGGCCAAATCGCGGGCCATGAACGGCATCTGCGGATGAACGGACTCGGCCTGCGCGACGTACAACGTAGCGGCACCGGGATGCCAAATGTGACTGATCTGGAACTGAGCTTTCTCGAACGTAGGATTTACCTCCATCCGAAGGCCGTGGCCGCTCTGCCAGTTCTCAGTACCGTCGGTTTCCTCGGCTGACACGTTCCTGTACGGCAGCACGAGCTGGTATCGGTATTTGCCCGAGACCTGGCCAACGTACATGAACCTCAGGTTGAACGGATCCACCGCAACGGTGTAGTTCCCAATCTGCCCCGAGAGACCGTACCGCCAGTAATCGTTTGCCGTGGTCCAATCCGTGTACCGCCAGTAAGCGTTGAGCCCGTTTGACGTGGCCGTGTTGGCCTGTTTGTCGAGCTCCCACACGGTTTCCATGTCGGTGATCAGTTCGATCAATCGCGGGAAGCTGTCGCCGAATGTGCGATCCTGCATGTAACCGTCGAGCGTCAGCGGCATGACGAGGCGTTGCAACAGTTGCGGCGCAAGCTTGTAAACGTTGTTTGGGTCGACGTTTGTGTCGAGGTAAATCTCGTTGTCGCCGCTGGTTACCCATTCCATGGTAAACGAGTCCATGCTCTTGTTCGCCACGATCTTACGTTTTGCATGCTGCGCAGCGCGTTTCTTGATGTAGTAGGACATGATCGTGTCCGCGGCGAAGGCCAGAATATCGTTGATGATCTGTGCCAGGTGTTCCTCGGCATGAGACGCGTCACGTATTTGATCGAAGCACAAGACCTGTGTCTTGATGCTCCGCGTTTCCTTGAAGACCATGAACCGGCTGTTTCCCCAGCCGATCGTGTCAGATTCAGGATCGCAAGGGGTGCCCTTGCAAGCCTCGTATTCCTTCGCAACCCATTCCCGTGTCGGATTGGCAAACACCATCTCATAGCGGTCGAAATACTGGGTGTTGCCCATGAAACTTGGCCATTTCTCGGTTTTCACCTTTCCAAGCCAAGTTCCGGACATCGGGTGGATCGCCTTGATCACATCCTCCTGGAAGTGAGGGGTCTGATCGACCAGAAAATTTACGAACTTCTTTGTGCAGTCTGCCATACGCCAATCAAAAGCAAAAAGTTTAACTTCGCTTTCGGTTGGCGAAGCCGACGTGGCGGTTCAGCCGCAACGTTGCTGCAGGCGCAGCATCGGCCCGGGCTGCGAAGCCCGTACGGCACCCGACGCGACTCGGGTATTACGCTGGCGACAACTTGAACACGTTCCAGCTATTTGTCAAGGAAAATTTACGAAAGATAATCTTCAAGGGCGGCCAGCCCGACTTTTTTCTTCTGCGCACGTTCCGTAGCGGCTTGGCCGGCTCCGACTTTCGGGCTGCTGGATTTGAACGACTCGATTTCTTTCTCGAGCTCTTGAACGCGCTTTTGGAGGCGCACCCTGTCATAGGCGAGAGGGCCAAATGCCGCTGCCATGTTGCGGACAGCGGCCTGAACGCGGACCAGTTCCTCCTCCGGGAGGCCATCCGGATTCAGGAACGCGGTGTCGGCGACCTTGGCGAATTTCTCAGCGACTTCAGCGAGTTCAGAATCCTCCTTGAAATCGAACAGGTCAGGCCGTTTTGCAGCATGTTCCTCGACCGTTTGCGACCAAATTTGCTGAAGTCGTTCAGCTCTTTTGGTGCGCTGCTCGATGGCCTGCTTCTTGTAGTCCTCCGCTGCCTGCACAGACATGTCGTATGCCTGGCCAATCTCGGTGATCTCGTGCATTACCCAAGGCGCCTTTTCATCGAACAGTTCTTGCGCCAGTTGGAATGCCTGATTTGGATCCTGCCGCCAAAGCGCGTACAGCCTGTTAACATCCTGCGGCGTTCCAAGGCGCTCGCCGCCCTGCACCGGCAGTTTTTGCACGATCTGCGAGAGCGTCGCGATCTTCTGTTCGATCGGTTTGAGATAGCGCTCTTTGTACTCCGGCGAACTCGTATAATCCACCTGCTTAAGCGTTTCCTGCAGAGCCGCGTTCTCCTTTTCAAGCGCTTCAAGGCGCGCCTTAAGCTCGGTTGTTACCTTGGCGTGCTCAGCCTTCAGCTTGTCGTACGCGGTTCGAAGCCGGCGAACACCCTCGCCTTCGGTCTTGCCTTCGGTTTTTTGCGCGTCAGGAACCGGCGGCAGCGCGTCCTCGATCGCGCTTGCAGCGTCTGCAGGCGGCTTTGGTTCTGGCTGCTTGCTTTTGTCCTCGATCGCAGTTTCCGCAGCCGGCGGAGGCTGAGGCGCCTTGCTCTTGTCTTCTGGCGCCGTTGGCGGTTCGGGCTGGGGTTCAGGCGCTGGCTCGCCCATGTAATCGCCAAGCTGCCGCTTGGCTGTCACACGCGGCTCGGGTTTCGCGGTAACAGGCGTGCCTGGCAACGCCCCGGCGTCTGGTTTTGGTGCTTCCGTTGTCTTCGGCATACTATTCCTTGTTAGGCAGGTTAAAGTTCGGAGCTTTGGGCTCAATCTGTGGGTCAGACAATGACAAGGCCATCCGCACGACCTCGAAAGCGCCCGCAATGTAAGCGGCACCGTTCTCGTCGTACGCATGGCGCTGCGAAATCTCCAATAGGCAATCGGAGAGAATCTGTGCCGTCTCGGGGCGCTCGGCCCATTTCCGGGCGGTTTCTCTTCCAATTTCCGTTGACGTCCAACGTTCTACTGGTCGAAGTTTCATTGTTCAGTTTGCTGCTGCGGCGCGCTTTCCTGCGGCGCGTTTTGGGTTGCTTGCATCTTGCTCTGAAGTCGTTTAGCGGCGAGGTCCGCCGCGGTTTTGTAGTCCTTGGCTTCGATTTCAGCTTGAAGCTTGAGCTTCTCAGCAGCAAGCCTCTGCTGCGAAGCCATCTCGCGCTGGCGCATCCTTTGCTCTGCTGCAGCTTCCTGTGCGCGAACTTTCGCGGCAGTCATCTCGTCTATCGCGCGCACCTTTGCGGCGACGTCAGGCGGCAACTGCCCTTGCGGCACCTGCGACGCCAACTGCTGGATCGCGGCCATCACACTCTGCAATTGAGCCATAAGTTGCCTTGCTTCCGGCCTGGCACCGGCGATGCTCGATCTTTCTAGCACGCCGCCGATGTGCTGAGCCACGTTCACCAAACCGATCGCCGTTTCCTGTGACGGTACGATCTGGTTCGACATCAACTGGCTGACTCGGTTGCCGAGTATGGAAAGCAGAACGGTCGCGTACTCGATCGGGTCCACGTCATCCGGCACGATTACCGGGCCGCCCTGAGCCAACGTGCCGAACGCGAGTGTGGCGAACCGCGCCGTGTTTGACGGTGGCGGCTCGGTCTCTGGCACAAGTTCCATCGCTTTGTCTGGATCGTCGGTGTGCGCCAGAGTAAAGTCGCGGAGAATGATCCGCTGGCTTTGTGGCGGGTAAAGCTGAAGAGCAGCCATGAGCTCGTTCACCTGCGATATTTCGAGCACCTTGTTTCCGCCACCAATTGCGCGTTCCGGAGTTACTTCCCAACGCTCGAACTCGAGCGCGTCTTCTGAGATACCATCCTTCCTGAGGCCCTCTTGGAATGCTTTTACGTCCTTGTCGGTGCTGCCAGACAACGTGAACCGTCTGCAGATTTCGCGGTATTGCTTCTGCCGATAAATCGACTGCATTTGGACAAGCGAGGTTAGAAGCACGCCAGCTTGCTGGACCTGCGCCAGAACTTGCGTGGCCGTCATCTCTTTCCTTGTGCCGGCGTCCGGGTCGGCAATGAATGACGCGCTGTTCTCGTTGATCAGTTGCCGCAACATGGCGTATCCAGCATTGATCAGGTTGTGGTCCACTGCGTACCGCTCCTGAGCGGGAACGTACTCGATACCGCGCGGCAGGATTGACATGTTAGCGAGCATGACCATCGCCAGCTTGTCCCTGTCTTCCTCGCCTATGTTGCGGAACAGTTGGTTGCACGCCTCGAAAAGCGAATCCATCCAACGGCAGAACAGCCGGTTCGTCATGTTAAGGACCGGGTACAGCAAGTAGCCCATTCCGCGAACGCTGTGGTAACGGAATGGGGCGACATTACCGCCGTCTGCGTACTGGACGTGCAAGATTTGGTCAATCGACGTAGCAAATCCGGATCTCTGCTGGTAAAGGAACTCGGCCTTGCCGGCCTTGCCGGAGTCTCGAACGTCTTGGATTATCGACAGTTCCCAGCGCGGTTCGTCTTCGTCGTCAGTTAGCTGGTAGAACCACCACAGCTTGGCCGTCGGGATCAGGTCACTGGCATAGTACAAGCCGTTTTGTTTGAACTGCTCCGCCAGTTTTTCAGGAAAATCGTAATCAGTCCGACCGTGGTCTTGGAATTGATCGTCAGCAAGAGAAGCGATCAGGCGCTTGACGGCTGGCACGTTCCAGCCGGGATCAACGTTTTTGCCGCTGATCTTACGAAGCAGCTCTGCGGCGCTTGCCTCTTGGTACACCGCGAAGAACGACACGTTGCTGAAGTCCACGTAAGCGTTCGTCGGGACTTTCAGGTCCTCGATGCTGAGAAGCACCGGACACCACGCGTGGCGGTCGTCCCACATGCTCGGGCCCCTGCCATGAATGACCACGTTGGCGTCTGCTCCGCGGAGTATCTCGTAGAACCGCATCGATCCCCGGAGAATTCTGTTCAGGCGATTGGTGACCTCGTACGAGACAATTTCAGCCTTGGACTTGTCCTTAAGATCAACGCTGACCTTGAAAAAACGCCCGTTACGCATTGTAGCCTGGGCGAGCTGGCGGCGTGCCTCGTGAGCGACTCTGGGCGCAATCAACGGCTGCACGTTGGTGAAGATGTGATTTTCTTCCGCCTCTTTTTCCGTCCACGGCGGAGCACCGTTGTAGAGGTCGTTTAGAGCAGCGCGGTTTGCAGCGCGCCCTTTGGCGTCTTCGCGCTTGAGGTGCTCCACTATGTCGCGGATTTTCTCTGGATCAGATATTCTCATAGTGCGGTTCTACTATTCAAATGTGCCATGAATACGGTCAGACTGTCAACATGAGTTTACGCATGATGTCGCTGGTGTGCACATTGAAGACCTTAGGCACAATCACGATTTCTGCTCCGACCTCCTTTGCTACGGCAACTTCGCTTTTATTGAGCGTCTCTGGCGTGTAATCCCCGCCCTTCACCCAGACATTTGGACGCAGCTCAAGCAGCAGTCTCGTGACGCGCATTTCATCGAAGACTACAACTTCATCCACGTAACGGACGGATTCAAGCGCGAATTTTCTTGCCTCGACTGGCTGCAACGGGTGGCCGACCCCCTTCAACAGGAGAACGGATTCGTCAGAGTTAAGCCCGACGATAAGCTTATGACCCCGCCTTGCAGCCTCCCTCAGCAGGGCAATGTGACCGGCGTGAAGAATCTCGAAACAACCGTTGGTGAATACCGTTTTCATGACTTCATGGCCTTACTTTAACCGTGAAATTTTGGTGCATTGCACTTCCGGCATATCGGCGGCATAGCATCGATGTCCAACGCGGCATGCGCCTTGCGCATTTCGACAAACCGTGGACCATTGATGATGTCAACCAGCCGCTTTTGTTTGATATTGCCGTAGATAGTTTCGCCTGTGAGATCGAAACAGCACTGGCCAACGTCGCCGTTGTTATAGATGTAAACGTGGGTCATCGCGCGGTCGCATATTTTTCGCGGCATGTCAGCGGTGATTTCTTCGCCGACAGAATCGCGGATCAAACCTCCGAAATTACTGAAGCATCCAAAGCAACATGGGACGCCGCGCTTGGCGCACTCGTCGGAAAGCAGGCCTTTGTCGTCGATCGTCTTTGAGAATTGACACATTGTGACGGAAATCTCCGTGTTCGATTTGAGCTTGCGCTTTATCTCGAGCGCGGAATCGACATTCCTCCATACGACGTCCCAATCCAAGCCTGTATTGGCTTTAAGATGCTCTCTGGTCCCGCCTTGAATCGAGAATATCAGGTGATCGACATTGCCAGCGCCAAGAATGGGTTCTACGCATTCCGGGGTCGCCAACAATCCGTTCGTGTAGATTGTAACTTTTAGCGTGGGGTAATTGTCAGCGATGCCTTTTACAAAGCTAGGCATTCTACTATCAGCGAACGGATCGCCGTTGATGAACGGACAAAGACGTGTAACTCCGACTTCGACGATTTGTTCGATTGCCAACCAAAACAACGGAGTCGGCATTGTGCCTAGCGGACGTTTTGTCAGGCGCCGCGGGCACATACCACAGTGCGCAGGGCATGCGGTTGTGGTCTCAACTTGCGACAAGTTTGCGGTGATACTCGAAGGTGTCATAGAAGGCGTTTGCTCTTTGTTGGTCCTCTTCCGTTTTGGTGTGGGTCATACACACGCTCCGGTTCGGCCCGAGCCTAACGACCTTCAGGCCGGTTGTATCTGGCCATTCGTGCACTCGGTGGATCCAGCGAACGCATGTCCTGTGCAATTTCGGTTGCCAATCAGGCCAATTCACCCAGTCTTGGACGGTGCCGTTTCGAAGAAGAACCGTGTTCCGCCTCGGCAATTCGACGATGTCGCAGTCGCATAGCACAAGGATTTTAAGCGCGGCCCACAATTCTGGCGTCAGATTTTCGTCTGTGTCGATGTGAAGGATCCACCCCGGACGCGCACATTCAACCGCGAAATTTCTTTGCCCGGCAAAATCAGCGTTAAGCGGTCTTTTGATGTATTTGGCGAACCCCTCCTTGTATCCCTCGATTCCGTCTTCTGCGCCTTCATCAAGAACGACGATGGCTTGGTCTATCCATTGCTCAGCCGTATCCATCATCTGTCTGAACTGCTCTGGTTTGTATTTGGCGATGCACACCAATGTCAATGCAGGCGTTTGCATACGAACAACCTAGTCTTTCTGAGGATTTGAATTCTATCCTTGGCTTGTTCGGCGAACATGTCTATTGCGACCTTCGGACAATCCGACTTTTCGTTGTGCCACGTATAATCATCGGCAATCACTATTCCACCGTTACGTACGACGCGATACGCCTCGGTCAGGTCATGGATCACGTCGAAGGCTTCGTGGCTGCCATCTATAAACACCACATCGTATCTTTCGCTGTCCAAACATCGCCATGCTTGCCATGCATCCATCTTGTACACGGTAATGCGATCGGCATACTTGGCGGTGTTGGCACTGAACCTTGCCAATAGGAAAGCCGTGTCCAAATCCGATTGGTCAGCGCCGCCCTTGAAGTGATCAATCGCAACCAGTTCTGCCATCGGACAGTGCTGCATAAACCATACCGTTGACCTTCCCTCGAAACTTCCGACCTCGACGATTCTCAGCGCGTTGGTAGGCACGACAGCAGCCATCTCTGATTCGATGTCCGCGAACCAATCGTACCTGAATGTGTTGGGCGTAAAGTTCATAGGTACGCTTTTATGATGTCTTCCGTCATCGCCGCCGTTCTATCCCACGTGAACCGCCGGGCATAGGACTCGGCCGTCAGCGAACGCCTCGTGTACTCTTTTGCTTCGAGTTCGGCGGTCGCCCGTAGAACATAAACGAGGTGTCCCGCGTCTGGCGCGGCCCATTTACCAGTTTTAGGATGAACATCGTCATCGCGCAGGACTTCGGAATGTTTCACGTAGAACGCGAATGAATCGTCCGTGAACTCACGCAACCCCGCGTAGTTGATTGCAATCGGCACAACTCCATGCGCCATGGCTTCTTGAACGTGAAGTTCCCAGCCGCCAGGAGCTGGATTTACAATAAAATGCAGTGAATCGTACCATTCGGCCATCTCTTCATCGGTCAGATACCTGTTGATGGCCACAAATCTACTGTCATTCGGCAAGTCAGGCCACGGCCCATCGTAGCCTTTGATCTGCAATTGGGCGAGACCAGGCTTTGGAAACGCTTTCACGAAGGCTTCAATGATCTGTTTCAACATCTTCCGCCGTTGTGACGGCTCGCTCATACGCATCGCGCAGCCGTACACAATGGGGATTCCGAACTTCCTGGGTTTTTTCCGCTTGTGCAGTCCGGTGTTAATGCCGAGATCAATCCTGTGTACTGGCACAATAACTCCGGAACTGACCATGACGTCGCGACAGTAATTTGACGGCACGATAACACATCGCGCTTGGTTTAGCGTCTTTACGGCCTTGCGAGGGAGCGAACTGCTTTCCCAGATTGTTATCACAATGTCGCCGTCGCGTGCGGTATCCATTATGATGGGTATGGCGTCAAAAACAACTCTGCATTTTGCGCCCGTTGCGGACTCATGCAAGTTAAATGGATGCTTGCCGTACGTTTCGTCAGAACGTGTCGGTACCCATACGGGCAGGACCGTCTTAAACCGTTTGGCCACTTCATACGCCCACCGTCCAATCCCGCTGTTGACGTCGCGAAGAGCGGCCCACTCTATAGTTGGCCGAAATTCAACGTCAGGTAACGGCCCACATGCACCGTAATTGAACCCCTCGTAGTTGAAAAAGCAATTCTGTGCAATCGGCGTAAACTCCACGACCGCAGGTTTCCCCATCCCCACAGCAATCGCCAGCGGAGCGGATTGATTGCCGATGAATAGCGAACAACCGGCAATGATGGAAGCTGCTTCCATCAGGTCTTTTGTGGGTATATACGCAACGTCTCCACAGTCCGCCACAAACGCTTCGTACTCTTTCGGTGTACCGATAAACCCTGCTATACCTCGGTACTTTTCGATAATTTTCGGCCAAGGAAACTCTGGATTATGATAACGCAATGACCTCGCCATGACGACAGCAGGGGCTTTCTCGCTCGGCTCAGCCCAAAGCCATGGCGTCGAATCAATCCATGTCGGCAGACCACACTGTTTCAGATGAAGCGCAGACAACCGCCAGTGCCGGTGGACCCCAAGTTGTTCTCCGTGAATTAAGTGTCTGAATTCATCGAGCATGACCGCGTCTTTTGGCGGGCAGTCAGCAAATTCAGCGTCTTTGATGTAAGGCTGGTTTTTCAGAAGCGGGATGATCAGATCTGCGCGCTCTTTGGTCATCGGCTCGCGCGTGATATATGGCGCGGCGTCTTTGCATCTGGTCAGCACGATTTTACCGCCGCCAAGTGCCCTGATCGCGGGCAACGAGTAAATGATGTCGCCCAAATCGCCACTATGACAAAACACACGTTCGCTGCTTGCCGAAGTCAGCGGCAGACATTTGATCGTCGTTTGTGCGGATAACCGTGCTTCAGGCGGCTCAGTATCGGATTCGACATCTCGCGGATCATTTGTCGGTGGTTGATCTACATTTTTGGTTTCTGGAGCTAATTCGGCATTAGCTTTTGTATCCCGTCGCGAAACCTCTGCAGTCGCGCCAGATTTGTCGCCATTGGTTGTCGTCGAAACTTTCTGGTCGGCTACTCCGCTGGGTTGCGGCTTGTCTTTCGCGCGAACGTCAGAGTCAAAGGACGTCGAAAGTAGGTTTACAACGTCACCGAACTTGTCGGTGTGCACGAGAACTGCGTTCGGGTTGATGTCGCTCTTTTCCGTCCATCTGAGCGGAGCGCGGTTCCTTCCAAGCCGGAACTGGATCAGATCAGTGCAGCCAATGTTACGCGGTCCGAGCAGCCGCGAGAGAACCACATCGAATGGCTTGTCCATGTTGTCGATCACGGCGTTGATCATCTCGCGCTGGAGAGCTTTTGAGTACACAGCAACCCCGTTCACGCCGACTGACGGCAACGGAGGCCTTCCTTTGATGCAGGCCCCGAACACGAGTTTCCCAGATTCCTTAAAGGCCTTGTACAACTCGGAAGTCCATGTGTTCTTAGTAGGCACCGAGTCTGGTTCCCAGAACAGCCACGCGTCAACGTCATATGTTTCAACCGCGTTGTACGCGCAGATGAACGCAGCGTTTGGCCCAGCCGGCCATTCCTTGCTTCCCGGGAACGCTAGCTGCGGCACAACCTCGACCCTGTCAGCCAGCGGTGAAGCAAGCTGTTTAAGCACGATGATCCTGTTGCCGCCGAGGTTGTCTGGCAGCAGGAGCATCACTCCTGCTTTAGGAGCTTCCAGCCTGCATGCCCAAGCAAGCGTTTTGATCGCAAGCTTGTAGTCCTCTCCGCAGACCGGCATTACAAGGGCGAACCGCTTCAAGGGTTCATTATCCAGCAGTTCGACGGAAGTGATTCTAATGTTTCCTGGCTCGTCCATCTTAGTATGTGATCGAGGTCAACATGCACTTTCAGGCCAATCAGACAATCGCATGCCCGGCAAATTCCGATTTTGTCATCAAACTCGAGCGACAAATCCTGCCCTGACGCCGCTTCCCATGCTTTTCGTGTCGCCAGCATCGGCGCCTTGAGGCGGTGGTTCGGCGCGTTTTTCGGGCACTGCAGGCAGATTTTGGCCCGGGCAATCGCTACTTCTCGCGGCACCGGCGCTTTCCGTTGGCCGAACAGCTCCAGCAGCGCAGCTGCGCCACGACTATAGTGGCTTAGTTTTCCCACAACCGGCGCATCCTTTCTTCTGTTTTATGACGGCGACACCGAGAACCGGGCTGACCGCTCCCGGAATTCCACCCGGTGCCGCCGTCGGTGTGGCCTCACGCAAATCAAGCGGGAGGCCAAGCTCTTTCCTCTTCGCGACCAGAACGTCCATCTGGCAATCCTCGAACGCCCAGCGCGGCAGACCGTTCCGGCGCCTGTAGTTGGACAATGCCAAAGCGGTTTCCCAGAAACCGTCCCGCGATACTACCGCCCCGGTTTTTTCGTCCTTGTAGGACCATTTGCCGCCGTGCTGTATGGCAAGATTCAGTGGTCTTATGAATGGATCAGTCTTCATGCTGGAACAAGCTCGTGCGCCCTCGCGGCCTCGAGGAACGCGCGCTGCGTTTTTTCAAGCCATTCAACTCTGTCGATTGATCTCTTGGACGGATGTTGCGCACCAATCTCGAAGCCGTTGCGCCGGGCAACCTCAAGCGCGATAACAAACGCGTCGAACAGGTCCGGTGACCTGCCCATGCGCCGTCGTGTATCGATCTTCTTCTCAACGTCCTGCTTGCCGTCTTTCGTGACGAAGTACTCACGCAACGCGCCCTCTTCAAAAACGCTGATTGGCAATTGCCGGATTTGCCCGCAGGTGATGGCGTGTCGGGCCGCAAACCACAACGACGTCACCATCTTGCCGTACAGGTCGCGCTCGCTGCGTTCTGGATCGCCAGCGGCAGGCCTGTCCGGAGGCCGTCCACCAAAGTCAATTGCGTGGATGTTCGGGCTCCACGCTCGCGCTATTGCTACGCCAACGGAGCCATGACCCGTGGCGTCAAAGCCGAATCGCGAAGGCTTTATGTTGTTCGCCACCGCGTAATCCCTGACGAAGTATCCGATTTGGTCCTCAGCGGTCATTGGTTTGCCCGTTTCGTCAACCTTTCCGCTTACCAACGGAACGATGATTGGCCCATCGGTCACAGCTGCGATTCTGTAACCGTAAACGTCGGTGCCAATGGTAAGCCTGATCAGAACCGTTCTGTCGCCGTCTTCCATGGACAGCGCAGGGTCAAGCCCGACAACGTCGATCAGGTCGCCGGAGCCGTCCCATACGACCTCGCCGAATGCATTGCCTCGCTCGCACATAGGTTTCGTGATCACACGCCGGCTACCGACGCCCTTGGGCATGATGCCCATGTTCATCATTTGGAATTGCCACGAATCCTCGCCGAACCGGAGCTTGTCTTCCTCAAGCTGCTTTGGCGTGATCAAGTACGGGTATTTGACTCCATCTGGGCCGAAGTTCGGTCCATCAGGTCCGTAGAGCTGAATCGTGACAGAATTGCTCCCCACGGCCTTCCAAGTGCAGGTCTTTCGTGGTTGAACGAAACCGTCCCAGCCTCCGAGTTCTTTTGCCGGCTCTGCAATGACTCCGAGGGCGTCCATTGGGTCCTTCGGATTCCCAAGCGCAACGAACTTCGTGACGGGGCTTTTACGCAGATTCGCCGTTGCGTCCCAGAATGACCGCGGCATAAGGCTCGCTTCGTCAAAGATGCCGATCAACCTCTCATTATGCAGGCCGACGTATGAACCAATGCCAACCCAGTTGTCGCCAAGCTTGCAGGCGAGGCCGATGATAGCGTCCTTTGAAACCTTGATTTCGTCTTCAGACGGTTGCGCCGCGAAAATCTTAAATTCGCTCTCGACGATGTAGCCGGGCGCGGTTGGCCGCAGTGCCTTCACCTTGTGCAAGATTTCTGTGAGCGCACCCCAAACGCGGAGACGGAGCCCAGACAGGGTAATGGAGGAACAGAGGATGCTCGTGCCTTTGGGGTGCGCAAAAAATTCTGCGTAGGCGCACATCGCAGCCGTGTATGTCTTTCCGGAGGCGGCTGGCCCGAGTATTGCGACCGTATCGTGCAGCGGCCACTCGTTGATGATCAACTCCGAATAGGAATTGAAGTCAAACCACGGCGCGAGGTGCTTGATTAGCTCACGAAAATGGTGGACCGGGCCGAGCCCGATCTTGGTGCCACCAACATCGTAGTATCCGCCGCGAGCGTACATGAAAGCCTCGACTTCGGCCGGGTCGGTTGTGTTCCAAACCCTGCCGTACATCGTCAAGTTTCTGGCACCTTGTTTTCGCGCCACGTCGCAACAATACGCATTTGCTGATCGACTGCAAGAAAAAAATGCATAATTTTGCTTGACACGTTTTCGGCGTTGTGTATCGTGCCCGACATGAACGAGAAATGGGAGCGACAACTTCGCTGGAAGGCAAAGATGATCGCTGCGGGCCGGTGTCCGAACTGTGGAAAGCGCATGGACACTCCGCGTTCACGTTGCAGCAGATGTCTCACCAAGGTTCGCGAGTCGGCAAGGAAGCGACTTAATTGCAAGCGGCGCTACCGCGCTGCATCTTACCTGTTCGAAGGGGCTGCTGACTATGCCGAGGTTTAGCCAAGCTGATTACATTGCTTATTTGGCCCGGCGAAAAGCTTCCGAGCGTGTACAAAGCAAGGCCGACGACGAAGAGGCCGGGATCCACGAAGCAATCATTTCAGAGTGCCGGCGGCTTGGTCTGTATTACGTACACAGCAGAATGGACAAACCGAGCACCGCGACCGTCGGCACGCCGGATTTCATTATTGCGCTTCCGCACGGCAAGACCTTGTGGATCGAAGCAAAATCCAGACAGGGCAAGCTTCGGACCGAACAGGCTGCTGCAGCAGTTTGGCTCGCCAAGCTTGGACACAATTTCCGGATCGTTCGATCGGTGACAGAGGCGATCCGATGCATAAATGATGCGATAGAAAAAGCGGAGACGGAAAATGGAGACGAAAAACATTCAGGAAGACAGCAGGGAGTTCTTTGAGTATGGCTTCGTAGGTTCGTTCATCCAAAGCCCGCAAGGCGCAGCTGACGCGGCTGTGGCATGTGGTTTGGCAAGCCCAGAGTTCATCCTGAACCAAACCCTGCAGTGCATCTACGAAACCGGCCTTTTGATGATCAAGGACGGTGTCCATATTGATCAAGCCACGATTTATGGCGAGGTCACCAAACGCTTCCCTGAAATCGACAAGGCGGCTCTTGCATCGACGATCAGCCGCGCCTTGGATGTTGCGGTTGCGCCGTCTGCGGCGGACTACTATGCAAAGGCGATTGTTGAGTTTCACATCACACACAAGATCGTGCATGAAGTCAACAGGCTGAAGGGTGAGTGCCAGACAATCAAAGAGCCAGCGAGGTTTGCGGAGCGGATCGCGCAACGTTTTCTTGGCATCGCTCAGATCGGCACTGACGCCGAGAGCCTCCTTATCTCTGCGCCGTCTGCAATCGCAAAGGCAACCGAAAGGCTGGAGGAAATAGAGGACGCCACGTCGAACAGCGTAGCGAAGTTCGATATTCCATCGTTGGACAAAACGGTCATGCTGCTGCCGAAGATGCTTGTCACAATCGCCGCGCGCCCAAGCATAGGCAAGACGGCGCTTGCCGGACAGCTTGCGCTGAACGCAGCTAGGAGCGGCATTCCGACTTTGTTCGTAACGCTTGAGATGCCGGTTGGCGACATTGTCCAGCGCATGCTGGCGCACATGTCGGGTGTCTCATTCAGAAGCATAAGGCACGGGATGCATCCAGATGAGCTTGACAAGTTCATAGAAGCAAAGCGCGCGTTTGCAAAGCTGCCGATTTATTTCATCGAACGCGGAACTATCACAGCCAGCACGATCGCATCGCACGCGTCGCGGCTGGCTGAGACCAGCGGCGTAAAGCTGCTGATCATCGACTATGTGCAGCTTGTCCTGACGGATAAAAAGTGCGACACCCGCGAGCTCGAGGTGGCCTACGTGTACGACGCACTTCGGCGTCTTACGACCGATGCTGGAATCGCAACGGTGGCGCTTGCCCAACTGAACCGCGAATCCGAAAAGACAGACAGAAGACCGAAGCTTTCGGACATACGCGAGACCGGGAAAGCGGAGGCCGATAGCGATGCCGTGTTGCTCATGCACAGGCCGAAAGAAGGCATCTGCGAGAATGAAGTGGACATTATCGTTGGCAAGAACCGCAACGGCCAGCTCGGCACTGCATACACCGAGTTTCAGGGCGAGTATTTCAGATTCATTGAACGCAAGCCTGTCACGGACATCTGATACGCGAAAAGGTCTCTGAGGATTGCTTTTGACACAACGAGCTATTTTTGGCAGATTATCGGCGGAAGGTACCGACCGAGACGCTGTGCCATCAACGCTGTGCCACCGCTGCACGATATGAAAATCGAGAGACTGCGTGCACCTTTTCCGTACTACGGCGGAAAGGGCACGATGGTCGCCAAACTGACACTGTTGGTTCCCTCCGGCGGTAAGCCGTATTGTGAACCCTTCTGCGGGGCTGCGTCGCTGTTCTTCAGCCGTCAACCTGCGCCGGTCGAGGTGTTGAACGACTTGGACGGGGACGTAGTGAACGTGTTTCGGTGCCTGCAAAACAAGGACACGTTCGAGGAGCTGCGGCATCGGCTTATGTGGACGCCGTACGCACGGGCCGAGTTTGAACGCGCGCTTGAAACGCTGAAAGAACCGAGCGCCGACAAGATTACACGCGCTTGGGCGTTTATGGTCGCGCGCAATCAAGGTTTCAGTGGTCTTGCGGATACCGTCGGAAGATGGGGCAGGGCGTTTGTGTCAACCCTTGGCGCTGCCCGAACAACGAACAGGTGGGTGATGCGGCTGTGCATGCTGGACGCTTGGCGATGGCGCCTGATGCGCGTGCAGATCGGTTGCAGGGACGCTCTGGAAGTCATAAAGTACTGGGATAACCACGATGCCGTCTTCTACTGTGATCCTCCGTATGTTCACGAGACGCGCGTTAAGGGTGCGACCAACGTGTACGCTCACGAAATGTCGGAAGAACAGCATCGAGCCCTTGTTGACACACTTTTGAACGTGTCCGGCGCCGTTGTTCTATCCGGCTACGAGCATCCGGTGTATTGGCCGCTCGAAAATGCGGGTTGGGAAAGGACCGAGTTTAAAACATCTTGTCATGCGGCTAGCCGTGGGCGTGGCACAGCGATACGTGGCGAAGGTGCGGCAACATCACTGGTACCGCGAACCGAAATCGTATGGCGCAACAAGCGGGCGGTCGAGTTGACGGCATCAAAATCTGCTTGACACGGCGGCCAAGTTTCGGTAGATTCCCGGCAGACTGTACGATGAAACGGGAAACCATAACCGCAAAATCGAACGCCCCCGCCGCAACCCGATGGCAAGGGACGGCAGCCGGTTCTGTTTCCCTCCGGTCGTACGGGGGCGCCAATTTAGTGCCGGGCTGGGTGCCATACCTGCCCGGTTTCTTCGTTATAACCACACAAAAGGAAAGGAAGTGACAACATGAAGGAATCATGCATTCCGCATCCAGCTAATGCTCGGTTCAACATCACGCGGCCTGAGTATGTTCTCATTTGCCGGAACGACCGTTGCGCCGCGTGCCTGCTCTCGTTTTTCGAGTACTGGCATAATATCAAGCTTGAGCATGCGAAAAAAGCCGCGCGGGCTAACGATATCGCAGAAATGCACGGAGATGCTCGCACACAGGACGAAAGCCTGTGGCAGTTCCACACGATCAAAGAAATGGAGCTCGGCATCGCGTACATGTTTACGCAAAAACCAATCTCAAAGGCACTATCGCTTCTCTGCGACCTTGGGTTCATCGTCCGGGGGCGCAACCCGAACCCAAGGTACAAGTTCGACAGAACGACGTGGATAATGCTGAAGCCGGAAGCTGTAACGGCTGCACTTGAGAAAGTTTATCCGAAGATGGAGAACTCCGCAATGCACGACGGAAATACGCCTCACCGTGAGGCATATACGCCTCACGGTGAGGCATATCTCCTTGACACTGACGTCGCGCAAAGTCCTTGTAAGTGCACGGAAAATGAAGCACTTACAAATGACGAAAAAATCGAAAATCCGGACAAGATTACTTACAAGATTACTACGGAGACTACTCTCCCAGAGAGAGAGCGAGAGGCGGAAACGGCGCCTTCGGCGCCAGAACCGGTAATAGCGCTTCCAGATGCTAGGAGCTACTGGAACAGAACCATGCCAGAACAAACAGAGATTCCTAAAGGCCCTTCTGACGAAGAAATCCAGAGATGGGCAGAGGATGTAAGAAAGAACGGTGCAGACTACACCGACGATGAAATTAAGTCCGCAAGAATACGTTGCCGGCTTGACCAATGGCTGTGGCGCGGCAGGCCGTGCGCGGATTGGCGGCTGATGCTTGAGGACCGGATCCAGGTCATGAGGAACACATTCGGCAAGTTTGGCGGTTCAAAGCCGTCGAACGGGTCAAACGGGAACGGCAAAGAGAAACCGATGTCGCCATACCTGATGTACAAGCTCAGGGACGAGCTTCGGGAAAAGTTGGACGAGGTTTATGAGCAGCTCAAGTGCGTGCAGGATGAAGACCGCAGAAGGCCGTTGCTTGAGCAAAAGGAGAAGCTTCGCAAGCGGATTGAGTCGCTCGAAGCAAAACTCGAAGCCGCGGCAGTCGGTGGCTCCGACGAATCGGATGGTTAACCGAACCCACAGGCTCTGCAAATGACTAGCCGAATACTTCAGCTCTTGCAGGAACGATACTCGCCAGAACGTGGCTGGATTCTCATACCGGAGCTGCGGATTGGAACCGGGTTCGGCAAGGACAAAGAACAACGTCTTGACGCGTGGGCAATCTGTTGCTGGCAAACAAGAGAACCGGACGGGCCGGCAATCGTTCGGCTGTCGGTGCACACTGTAGCCTTCGAGATCAAGATCAGCCGCAACGATGCGCTCCAGGAGTTCCGAAACCCCGACAAGCGGTGGCATGCACATGGTATAGCACACCAGTTCTTTTTCGTAGCACCACAGGGCGTAATAGAAAAGGAATGGCTTGAGTCCGACGAAGGCCTGCTTGAACTCCGCGGAGACAGGCTCGAGTGCATCAAACAAGCCGCTGTTAGGCCTATCGGAATGCCGCGCTGGACGTTCGTCGCGTCGATCGTGAGAAGGCTTGCGAACAGCGGCTCCACGCCCAGCAGAGCCGCCGACGAAGATCAGAAACCAGGCGCAGCATGTACACCCTTGGCTGACTAAGGAATTACACCTTGTTCGCCCGTTGTTAGTTGTCGATGCGAAAAAAGTGTGACGCGAAGTTCACTCCTGGAAAGGCGCAAAAAGCGAAGGCTTCGGACCTGCATCAAATGAATGTAACACAAAATCCACCGCCAAGAAAGTGCAAAAGATTGAAAATTTCGCGTTTTTACCGTGGCGTGCATAGGACAGTTGAACTCGGCGACTCAAGTGTTTGGTGCGGGAGCAGTGCGTGAAAACAATTTGCGAAATTGCACTTGACAGGAGAGCGCGTGGTGTGTTATTGTGCAGCAGAAACAATATGAGCGAACAACGTAGCAACGATGATGTGCAGACCGGGAAACAAAACCGCGATTGTCCGACGCAGGAAGCAGTAACGGAAAGCGAGGCGAACTCGCTGGTGGCCGACTTCTATAGTTCGCTGCGTGCAGAGACGATCGTGCGCGTCAGTAACGGAGAAGCGCGGATTCTGTTTCCATTCCGAGACAGGCACAGCTACGCAGTTGAAATCCTAATTAGACGCGCAGGCGGTGAGTAGCTGCTGGACGACGCGGGCACTACATTCATGCGCCTGGACCACGACGTCGGCTGCGCTCGCTCACCGAGATTTGTAAACGCGATCGTGTTGCTGGCGCGGCCTTACGACGTGGATTTCGACGGCGCCGTGCTCAAAACGAATTCAAGCCCTGGTCAGGTCGTTCGCAGGATGCGGGACCTGCTCGAGGCGATATTGGCAGTAAACGCAATGGTATGAGAACAAAGGCGAAGGATCAGACTGAGTCATCGCACCAGAATGTTGGTGCGGGGTTGCTCACGAGAACAGAGCTGGCTCGCGAGCTTAAAATCAGTACGGCTACGATAACGCGGCTCGTCAAGCAAGGACTGCCGCACATTCCAGTCGGACCGCGCTCAGTGCGGTTCGATTTAACTGAAGTGGTGGCGTGGCTCAAAGAAAGGATTAGAGCATGAAGACCCCATTGTTTTTCCCGTTCAGGTACGATTTGGCGATTGAGTTCGTCTCGCTCACATTGGCGCGTCACGGCAGGCAAAGGAGGATCGACGAGATCGCTGTGCTGGCATACCTGTGCGATCGCGTAGCCATTGCGCGGATGAACAGGCCGATCATCGGCGGGCACTACGTCGCGACCCTGGATGGTCCCATGATCAGCGAAGTTTACGACATGCTTGACGCTGACACCATAGAGTTTCGCGTGCCGTACGCTGATCTGGAGCGGCCGTTCGCCAAACAGGACCTCTCAGTCAAGTTGTTGTGCGATCCGGACAGACAGGATCTCTCGGAAGAGCAATTTGCCGTAGTTACCGACGTCGGGGACAGTTTCGCTAACATGGCAAAGCATGAGCTGGAGAATTGGTGTGCGGAGAACTGTCCCGAATATGGTGACCTGACAGTATCTGAGTTTACGCTCATCAGGCTCGACCGTGTGGTGGCGATTCTTGGGAAAACGAACAGGGAAATTGCAGAGATTACGCGGAAGGCCAACGAGCTGTCACCGTTGCCTTTTTTGGTTTAACCCGAACCCTGCAACATGGCAACGTCAATATCATTCCCGTTCAACTTGGACAAGGCTGTATCAGTGATGTGCAATCTGCTTGGTCGCTCCAAGGTGCCGGTTGACATCAACAGGCTTGTTACGATGCTTTACCTGATTGACAGGCACGCAATCGCACGGCGCAACTTTCCCGTGATCGGTGGCTCATATTACTCTACCGAGAGCGGGCCTGTGATTGGCGAGGCGTACGAAATCGTACTGTCTGAGGCTGCGTTCGGACAAGACGGGCTCCTGAACAGGTGGATTGCGCGCGACCTTGTCGGTTGGTGTGTGAAGCTGCAATCCGAATATCTGCCTGGATCGCTCGGCGGAGACGACATTCACATCGTGGATGTTGTGTACAAGGGCTGGTCGGATTTGACTGCGCATGGGCTGCGCGTCTGGTGCAAAGAGCATTGTGCCGAGGGCATGCCGTACCAGGAGCCATTTGTGAAGATCGACCTTGAAAAGCTTTTCATGGTGCTTGGCAAGACGCCTGACGACTTTGGTGCGGTCAGGGAAAGGCTTGTTCATGGCATTCTCGCCGGTTCCACGCTGGCTCAAATGACAAAAATTTCTTCTTGACAGAACTCCGGTTTTATGTTCTTTTTTGCGCGTGTATGACATACAGGTCTGGCGAAACGAGCCAAGGGAAGAACGGCACAGCAGGTGCCGGCAGCCGGAGGCTTTTCTCGCTGGACTCACTTCTTATCGCTGGACCATTGGCCTCTTCTTTGGCCATTTGCGGAGCGTTGGCTTGCGTCCACCCAACCACACACATACCCTTGACACCGGCATCCTCCTACGTTCCGCGCATGACCGCGCGCTGTGCAGAACATCCGGAGCGCATGCACAGCGAGCCCGTGCATCAGCACGTTCCATTGGGCTCCCTTCCGCGGTGCTCCGGCGAGATTTCCTTGGGTGATGAACCCGCCGCGGGACAGGGTCTTTCTGGGATTCTTTCTTCCCTGTCCCGCCTTGAATTTTCCCATGGTACGGGGATATTCGTGCCAGTCGCAATGGCAGCGACAAGCCAATATCAGGCGTTGCCACCGGCGTGCTCAAGGTATCGATTGATACCATCGCCGGCCAGTTAGACCGAGGCGAAGCGAGCTGAATGCTCCGTAGGCCAGCCGTAGGGCGGTAATATCGGCCCTGGAAAATCAACAAAGCGATTCCGTCCGGCCACGCAAGTGGAGAACCGGCCCGCGTCAGTCCTGCCCGGCAGGAAGGCTTTCTTGGTACCGTCACTAAGACGGCGCGCTTACCGCTGACCGCAGTGTGTCTATGAGCTGATACCAAGTCTGGCTTGCCAAACAAGCGGCGTACCCAACATCAACACGCCCCACCGCCAACCACAACCGGCGGGGCGTAGCGCCTTGCACACCAGCCCGCCTGCCAGTGCAACCCCGCTTCTCCACCCCGCCAAGCTCTCCCCGTTCCTTTCACCACGGAGTCGCCCGCACAGCCTCGCCGCACCGCCCGTTATTTTGCTGCGCCGCCTTTGCTTTTCTCCCCGCTTTCCTTCCCGGCGCCAGCACTGCCCTGTGGAGGTTTTCCCAGCTTCGCTCCGCCCTCGGCGGTGGCCCCTTCAACGCTGACGGAGGCTGGGGCCCCGGGGGGGTGGGGGCGTGGGGGCCGGGGGTCTGGCGCGGCGAAAGAGATTCCCTACCGGCTGGGCTGGGCGAGCGGGCAGGGCGACCGGACCGACTGGGCGACCGACCAAGTGGCCGGGCTGAACCAGCCGGGCTGGTGGACCTGGCGGAGCGACTGACGGAGCGAGTGACCAGGTGACCGGGCTGGTGACTGGGCGCTGGTGGTGGCGACCGGGCCTGAGCACCGGCGCTGACCTGGCGCGCGCATGGCCAAGCGCAGCCTGTGGAGCGCAGGCGCTCAATGCGCCAAGCTCCAGCGGCAGGAGCACTGCGCTGCAGCACTACGCTCCTGGCGCTGCGGGCGATCCAGGCTCTGACTCTGGCTCTGGCGCCGGCGCTGCAGGCAATGCGGATGGCGTTGGCGCTGACTCCGCCGCCCCGGGCTCTACCAGCTCCAGCAACTGCATCCGAGCCGCTAATGCACGGTTCAGATGGCGGTAGGCACGCTTTGAGACCTTGGACGGCACCCGGACTCCAGGCAATGGGCGATTCATGGCGATGCGCTCACGCTCGGCGGCGCAATCCCAAGCTTTGACCAGCTCGGCCACAGCATGGGATTGAGCTTTATCCGGTTGGCCATCAATGCTTTGGGCGAGTGCAAGCGCGAGTCGATAGACTTCGCGGCGGAGCGCTTTAGCTTCGGCGGCGGTGTAAGACGCACCCATAGTTTGGGGCAAGACTACCACAGAACCGACGGAAAGGCAAGCAAGGCCAGTTGGCATGGACGGCGGATTGGAAGGCGCAGGAACGCAGCGCAACGGCGGTCAGGTCTCTGGACGTCCGGCGACGTCCGGGCTGATGCGGTAGCAGCCTGGGCTTGGGCTTCCCGGCTGCGGCATGCGTGATTTTCACGCATTGTGGTTGATTTTCACGCATCGCAAAGCGTTGGTGCGCAGAGGCTTACGGAAGTATGCGTGAAATTCACGCATTTCGGCTTTAGGCGCCGGCAAGGCAAAAAATCTACGATTTTGCAAGTCGTTGGCCATCAAGGGGTTGGCGCCACAACCAAAGTAGCGCAAAAACTGGCATGGCACGTGCTTTTTTACCTGCTGCCTTGCCCGAAACGGCGCCCGGGCAGGGTCAAGTGAACCTGGCGCCACAGGAGAAAGGAAAAATGAACGAATCGCAACTTATCCGATTCAGGGCGGTCATCAGGTCGCTCAGCGAATCTACGGCGGTCACACTGACCGCCGAAGGGCTGGTCGCCCGCGTTAGTGGGCGCTGCTCGCCCTATCGCAGTCACCGAACGGTCAACCACCACTGGGTGGACAAGAAGGAAGGCTGGCACGCCGTCAACAATCGCTATCAGATAGTAATCAATCCTCCCTCGGAACTCGACATAGTCCCGATGTTGGGCGGGACGCATCCCCACCATAAGCTGCGGTGGGAGCGGCATTTGCTTCCACGCCCACTCCTGGAGCCGTTGCTCCAGGAATTCACTAGGTGGATCGGGGTTCGGTTTCCCCAGTTCCCACCGCTTGTGTCCTGCGCGCTCCCGGTGCCGGAGCTCGCGATGTTTACCGGCGGCGGCAAGCCGGTCTTCTGCTTCCAGTCAGCAGACTGGATCCACAATGAGTGCATTCAGGGCGAGGGCTGGCGCGCTTATCGCGCTGGAGACGAAACGCCGGACGATTGGCCGGTAATTGTTCCACCGGCAAACTTGCCGGGACTCGCAATCCTCGCCGGCGGGTGCCCCTCGGGCAACCCAATCCAGTCGCCACACGGGTGGTACGACCGCCCATGGTCGCTGGTCGCAGTGAAACGTCCCGACGTGGACATCATGTCGAAGGCGGGGAGTGCCACCAACCTGCCTCTGGGCCGGTGGTGGATCACGGTCGATGACACGCACTGAATCTCCAGGACCGGCGGACCACAGCCCGCCGGTCCTTCTCGTTTGCTGACCCTCGGCGCGGCGCCCCGGGCAACCGGGGTGCCGGGCCGGCGATCAGCCGGACAAACGCGGTTACCTGCGCAAAGATCGGCCGGGCACAGCGCAATTACTTGCGCTGTTGCTTGCGCAGAGACGCACTGCCCGCAAAGGCGCCCGGGCAGAGCACATGAACTAGGCGCCGGAGGAAAGGGAACAAAAATGAACACTGGGTATAAGTTGGTTCGGGTGTACAAAGGCAGGAGATACAGCATGGCTTGCCCCCGTCAAGGGGAAGTCGAATACGAACCGGGGAAAGTGGTGCGGTCCCGCCCCGGGTGCGGTCCGCTTGCAGTGTTTGATTGCGAACAAGATGCACGCAGAGCATTCGACGCGTGCAGAGAGATGCACCTGGAGATGTGGCGGTGTGAGTACACTCGGACCAAACGCCGGTTGATGATGCCGGACCGCAAGGTTTACCGGCTCTGGACGCGGTGGCAGTATTTGGTATGGGGGCCACCGCTGCCGGTGACACCCGGCACCGACTATGCGGTGTCGGTGCGGTTGGTCGAGCGGATCGCCTAGCCCCTCCACGGTCAGCGGCGCTGACCATCGACGCGGTGCTCTGGGCTGACCGGAGCACCGGGCCGGCGGTTAGCCGGACAAACGCGCAATTACTTGCGTGGTTGCTTGCGCAGAGACGCACTGCCCGTAAAGGCGCCCGGGCAGGACAGAGTGAACCAAGGCGTCACAGGAGAAAGAAAATGAGAACGATCACACTCAATTGCAATTCAGTCCTCGAGGGCATAGAGCTCCTCGAGGGTAGCACCCAGCTCGTAATCGGGCTGGGCGAATCCGGGCGCGGGCGGCGGTTCACCGCCGTCCCCGTCCCGGGAAACAGCCGGATCCAGTGGATCCGGCATCCGGGCGAGTATGCTCGGCTTGTCTTTCCCAATGGGGCAACGAACTGGCCGGTGCCAGTTCGTGAGACCCACAACACCACCGATGGTTCCCGCTGGGAACCCGTCGTCGAATTCCGCGGCTGGGTTCTGGCCGCGGGACAAGCGGACAGCAACGACCTGCTGGTCCGGATCCCGGACCAGTCAGGGTTCCGGGGCTCGTGGTCGCTCGAGACCACGGGCCAGGTCATTCGCCTGGCGGAGGGCTTCTCCGCCCAAGGCGATGCGGGGAGAATGGGCGGCGGCCCGGACGTTTTGCTCCGGGTCAGTCCCGGGGCGGTGATCACCATCCGCCGATCCGGTCGGCTCTACGGCAAGCCGGCCGTAGGCGTGTGGCGCTGGAACGGCGCCAGCCTCGAGCGGCGCGTCGAGGTGGTGGACCCATTGGGCGCGGGCGCTCCCGAGTGGGGGCGCGGGGAGCCCAAGCCGATGGCGAGCCAGTTCGCCCTCGGCGGGGGCGACTCAATCCAGACCGGCACCGCCGAGCAGTGCCGGGCCTACTTCCAGGCCGAGCGAGAAAGGATCGCTCGGCTGATCTCCGACTGGCTTGCGGGCGAATCGGCCCGCAAAGCCGAGGCCGAACGGCGTGCGGCTGAAGAGGCCGCACGCAAGACGGCTGAAGAGGCAGCCGCTCGTGCGGCGGCTGAGGAAGCCGCTCGCCAACGCGAGCGCGAAGTTCGCGCCGCTTGCCAGTTCGCCGGGATTACCCCGGCGATATTCGCCGCCATGTCGCCGAAAGAACAACGTTTGGCGGTCCATCGGGCCCGGCTCGCCGGGCTCCTCAAGTAGCCACAATCGCCCGCGGGAATGCCATGTCCTCGCGGGCAAACCTTTTTGGGACTGATCTCCGACGCGACGTCCCGGTCATCCGGGACGCCTGGCCGGCGATCAGCCGGGGCAACCCCGCGGTCAGTTGCGCAGACCGCGGAAACACGAACCAGCCGATAGCGCAGTCGGCACCGGAAAATATGGAAAAATGAGCACGCTAAATCTAACCCAGCATGTGGCAACGCCCCAGCAGATCGCTGACGGTGTTGTGGAACCGTCAGACGAAACCAAACAGCGCATCAAAGCGCTGTTAACGTTCGAGGAAATTCCGAAGTGCGATGAAGTCGAACGTCGGGCAAACGAACTGGCCAGCATTGCCAAGGCCAGCGGCCACGCCAACGCCCTTATCGGAGGGGCGCCGTGGTTCATGGCGCCGTTGGAACGGGCGCTTGTGTATGCCGGCATCATGCCGGTGTACTCGTTCTCGCAGCGTCGGTCGATCGAGCGCATCGACGACGCCGGGAAAGTCATTAAATCGACAGAGTTCGTTCACATCGGCTTCATCCCGGTGTGGGGAACGTTCCAACGCGGACGGTAGCCATGCGCGACAAGATCGAATTGATCGTGGCGCTCGATACGCTTGAGGATGGCTTGCGCGAACGTATCGGCGCACGATTGCCTCCGGAGAACGTGCCGCGCAAGGCAGCGTTGCGGGCAATCAAACGACTTGCGCGAGACCAACAGGAGCTCAACAGAGCCCTCCAGGTCATGCGCAGAATGATCGCGAGATACGAACAATGAAGGCCAAGATCATGATGATACTCGAACGCCGGGGCAAGTGGTATTACTTGCCTCAAACGATTGATGCCAGCCCCGGCCAGAAACTACCGAACGGCGACGTGATCATCGCCGTCGGCAACACCCGCCGCCAAGCGGAGATTACTTGCCGAATGCACAATGGACGCAATAGGAGGAAACATGCACAGGCACCTTAAAAAATTAGTTGACACAGCGCGAAAACACGGGTATTATGCACCCGTGAAAGAGCACAATAAAATCATTCAGGAGATTGCGGATGACCTGTACCGGCACCGCAATGCGGAGGAAGCCTTAGACTGCGCCATCTGCGATATGCTGCGGGAAGCAATCCGCGTGCTGGCACAGATCGAGGATCAACAGCAAAAACAGGAGACAAAATGAGACTTTCAATCAATTGGTATCCGACGCGGTCGTTCAACATGCCCGTCGGATGCAGCACAAACGATTTAAACCCGGACTATCCCTGTCTGGGCTGCGGGCAAATGACCTGCAGCGAGTCCGGATATTGTCCGGACTGCGAGGACGTTCGCTGCGGGCACTGCATGCGCCCGCTGGATCCGGACGGATTTTGTCCGAAATGCGATGAACCACCAATGGAGGATACACGATGAAATCACGCAAAACACAACACGCCTTCAAAGCTTTCAGCTTTGATGGTATGAATTACTTTTCGTTGTCGATGCGGTGGCCCAACAGGTACATGTACCGGCTGGAAGAATGGAACGTGCCAGATAAATGCTGTGGACCGTTCTGCGTCACACTTCACGAAGCAACTGCGGTTCAGCTTGCCAAGCAAGAAAGTATCCGGGCAGCAACGCAAGTATGGAAGGTTGAATACGCCCCATCCAAAGAACAAGCAATGTGGGTGCACACCGGATTTAGAACCCGGTACAATCCTAAAAAGTTGCCTGCTGGAACGGTGCTAGCAAGCGGCATACTGCTTGTAACGCCATGCTCGCCAATATTCGGCGCCGAATTCCTGCAATATCACCAATGGTTCCGGGATAACTGGAACGCGGCACGCACCTTTATCGACCCCGCCTGTATTGCAGAACACGTAGCGGAGCGAATGAGCAGGACGTTAGGCCACCAAATACATCCGACAAGGATTTTAGAGCTCGTAGAGGATTATCTTAGTCGTTGCCTGTAATCTACTAGTTTGTAAACCCTAAAGACAAAGGAAACGTATGAGCACAGAAACCAACAATGAGCAAGTCGCACTAACGAAACCCGAAACGCAGCTGCCTGCTCCTGGACCGAGTATGGCGGTTGAAAAAGCGAGCGATCAGCAAGTGGCGCCAGCGGCGGCGCCGCCGGCTGATCCGCTCGAAGCCCGCGCCCGCGCTGTCGGCGAACTGTCGATCAGCGGCGTGGTTAAAGCGTCCACCCTGAAACTGACAAAGCGGGAGAATGATGAGCTGACGGCGGATTTCCCAGACGAAGCGATCGAGTTGGGCGCTGGCGGAAACCCAACGTTGTTGTACATAAGCCATGCTTATCTAAGACAGCGCCTTAATAAGGTGCTTGGGCTCGGTGAAGCCGTCTTCATCGGACTCAAGCATTGGGCCGAAGAAAGCATGCAGAAAACGAAGTACGGCATGCGCAAGGTAGTCCGCATCTATTACCAAGGCCAATTATTCGTGCGGGGCGTCATGGTCGGTGAAGGACTCGGGGACGCAATCTACTACCCCGATAACGCCTCGCAGACGTACTCCGATTGTTTTGAGGCCGCCAAGAGCAACGCTTTCAGACGGGCCTGCAAGCACTTCGGTGTTGGTCTCCAGGTCTGGTTGCCAGAATGGATTGCTGGTTGGAAACAGCGGCACCCGGACAAACTCGCCGCGGCGTACGCCAAGGCGGGAATCCCGCCGACAGACGAAGACAAGGCTATAATCGACGCGTGGCGCGCTAAGCAGAAAGACGTCGTGGCTCATCCGGTTCAGCCGGTGGCAGAGCAGCCTGCGCAGGAAACTCCAGAAGAAAAACGGCAACGCTGGATAAAGATGTGCCTTGAGGCAGCTGGCGGTCAAAAGGCTATTGTTGAGGAAGTCCTGGAACTCATGGGCAAGCTCGAGCCGATGCAGGGGCTCGATAACTTGCCGCTCGACGCTGTACCGAAAACCAAAAAGGAAGCTGATGCTATCCTCGAGGGCATTCGGGCACAGTACGAAGCCATCCAGACCGGGCTCGGCAAGGCGGATCGCGCCGAGCCTCCTGCTGAGACCGCGCCACCAGACGTTTCGGGCGCGCCAAGCCATGGCGATTCTGAGGTCATCCTCGAGGGAGCGCTGGCTAAGCTCTTGAAGAAGCCGGCAAAGAATGGAGGCATGCGCTATTCTGTCTGCGTCGAGCGCGAGCCCGGCGAACAGGGAGAATGGGCGGCAACGTTCGACCAACAAGACGGTGCGCTGCTCGAATCGTTGCACGAGGGAACGCACATCAAAGTCCGTTGCGTCCACGGAAAGTACGGGCTGACCATTATCAAAAAGGGGATCACCGTGGTCCAGCAATGATTTACGTGTGCCGAGCGGACGTGGCCGGGGAGCCTCCACCCCATCGCCTCATGCACTCCCATCGGTCTGGTAATCTGCGAACCCACCACGCCGTTGTCTCCTGCGGCCTCTGGTGGGCGGCACACAAATCCAACGTGGAGAATGGCATATGAACGAAACACAACATTGGTACAAACCGGACGGGACGCCCATGCACTTCGTCGAGCTTAAGACACGTGCTGGAACGCGTCCGACCACGATACGCGACGCGCGCCTTCTCGGGCTTTACCCTTCTGTGACGACCGTGCTCAAGGACGTGCTGCGAAAGCCGGGCCTGGAAAGATACTTCGTCAGACAAGCTGTTCTGGCAGTTGCCACGGCGCCGGACATTCCTGGCGAATCGATCGACGATAAGATTACGCGCGTGCTCGAGGTCGAGCGACAGCAGGACCAAGAGGGTGCACAAGCGCGCGACCTTGGGTCACTGGTGCATGAACTAATCCACTCACATTTGATGGGGAAAGATTGGGGGCCGGGCGTTGACGAGCTCCCAGACGGACCAGCGTACCTTAAAGCGGCAATGTCCGCTATAGAACAGTTCGGCAAGGCAGTCGCTTCCGAATTTGTAGTGATCGGCCCCGGATTCGCCGGCACCGTGGACTTGCTGACAGAACGTGACGGTGTCAAAACCGTCATCGACTTCAAGACCTGCAAAGAACTTCCAAAAGCGTCATGGCCAGAGCATCGCTTGCAACTAGCCGCCTATGCCTCGCGCATCGGGGGTGTGACTCAGACCTGCAACGTGTATCTCTCAACGACTTGTCCAGGCGGCGTCATTCCTTGCGTCAATGAAAACTGGCAAAAGGATTACGAGGTCTTCAAGAAGGTGTTCGACGTCTGGTGCTGGATGCAGAATTACTATCCGGCGCCGAAACCTGAACAGCAAAGCAATGGAGCGTAGCATGCACGAGCAAGAGCTGTTGATGGCAGCCTACATCGTCCTGCTGCTGACGGCGTACTACTTGGCTTCCAGACGCTGAGCGTAGGCCTGCTTATCCCACTGCTGGCGTGTCATTATCATCGCGCGTTCGCGCAGGCGCGCCATGACCTCGCGGACGCGCGCTTCCTTTTGCTCCGGTCGCTTGCTGTCGAATCCCTCCCGTTTCAACTGCGGCAGCAGGTATTTGCCCATCAGGTCGCCCAAGTTCCGCAGGTACATCTCTCGAAACTTGTCTGGCATCAAAATGTCCACCGCGCTTTTGCCGCTCCCAAAGTGGATGGTCGGGTTGTAGCCGCCGAGGTCGAGTTGATACGAATCAACAAGGTCGCGGACTTCGGGCGGTGCGGCTTGTCTCACCTCTCGAACACGGTCGAACTCAGCTTGCCGGCGTTTGCGTTCGAGGCCCGGCGTACGCTCAAATTTCTTGGGCGCCGTCACCTGCGGCAGCGCCTTGCGATACACCTCCGCCATGCGCGCGATAGGCAGTTCATCGAACAACACGCCGTACTGCTTGCGCGCTATGGCGTTCTGTTTTTCAACGACGTCTTCCCAGTACTTCTGGCTATAGACGTTCAACCCCAACGGCGTGAGCGCGCCGGCTGCAACCATCGCCGGCATGGTGTCTTCATCGTACGCCTCGCCCATGGACACAATGCCAAGTGGCGTTGCCCGGCGCATGATTAGATCTACCAGATTGACCTTACGGCCAAGGTAGTCCTCGCCAATGGCAAATTCCCAAGGTCCGCTGACCAACGGCCCGGCGTGCCCCCAAAGCCACCGGATAATGGGATTGTCAATGCCACCCTCACGGATCGATTTGCCTCGTCGCTCCCAGTCGGCGAGGCGCATGCCCAGCTTCAACCAACTGAGTATGACGTGGCTAAAGCCGATGTGGAACGAACCCCAGCGCGTGCGGACGATGACATCGAAGTTGCCTTTCGAGAACCGCCGCATGGTCTCCTCAGGCGATGAACCTTGGAGCAGGTCAGTAACGAACGCCAGCCCAATCCAACTGATCATCATGGTCGTGACAGCCTGTCGGGCGTGGGAAGCAGTCGGCGCGCTGGCAAAAATGTTCGCCAAAGCGTTCGCGCTGGCGACGTAGTATCTCGGTGCCAGCATTAAGATCGACGCTACGTCGCGTGCGCCCCGGCTCCAACCCATCAGGTCAAGCCGCGCTTGCCCCAGCAGGTTGCGGAGGTCCTCGAGCCCGCGGAAAGCGTTCAGCCTGCCTTGGCTGTCGTGGTAGGACTCACGCATCGTCTGCCACATGGTCAGGGCAAGGTAGTCGAGCGTCGCGGAAAATCCAGCGCTGCTCCGCCGGAACGCCTCGCCAAAGTACGCCGCTTTCGTGAATATATTGCTCATTCGCGCGGCCTGCAGGTATTCGATCGGCTCGCCCAGCGGGAACCCCATTTCGGACATTTCTCTGGCGAGCTTATCCCAATCCTTGCCCCGCTTCAGGAGCTCATCCAGGTAGTCAGGGTTCCTGAAGATCGCGTAGAACCCAAACGCGCATGCCTTGAAATATTCTCCAATCCGACCGCGTACCAGAAGCCAGGCTGCGCCCAGCACAGCAAGCGTCGCGTTCTGCGACACGTCAAGCGATAGCATCGCAAGTTTGGACGCGTCATTCGCCTCCAGGAACGCCTTGATTGTCCCACGGCGCTCGGCTGATACCCATTTGACGATTTTCTTCGCAGTCTCATAGTCGTAGAAGCGCTGGCTAAACGCACCGCGCTCGGGCCGGTAAAAGCCCGGCGGTCCAAGCTGCGCATGCTCCTCGATCGCCTCGAACTGCGTTGGGTACTTCTCCTTCAAATCACTGTCCAGCTTCCGGTAGGCCTTCTGCGCCGCTTTGGCCTGCTCCGGTGAAGTGGCGTTCTCAATTGCGCGTCTTGCGTCAGCGAGCTGCGGGAACGCGCTCTCGATCAATTGTCGTCTATAGTCCTTGACGGTCAGACCCTGCAAGGACGGCTCGCTCAGGAGCCGCTTGTTTATCGCGGTATCGTACAGACTCCTTATCTCGTGTGCTATCACCACGCGCAAGTCCGACGCATACTTCACGCCAGACTCAATGGCTCCGACTTGCGTTGGACTCCGGCGGAACCGCATGTGCGTGCCCACAGCAGACGGCACCGCTACGATTGGCACGCCGGCACGCGGCGCTGGCTCGAACAATGCCAACCGCGGGAAATGGACGATAGTCCCAAGCGGCCCGCGGTTCTCCATGTTCACATCCATTACCTCGCCGGCCCGCTCGACGCCCTCTTTCTCCGCCAGATACCTGACCAATCCTTCAATGTCGTTGGCGTACTGGATGGCAAGCTCGCTGATTCTCTTTGGCAACGGAAACAAGTTTGGCGACCGGAGGTGCGCCTCGATTATGTCGCTGGCGATTTCCCCGAGCTTGTGTTCCTTGATGAAGTCGTCAAAATTTCCGCCCTCGGTGAGAGCGTTGTAAACTTTGCGCGCAGCGGCTAACATTTCAGGATTGTAGTTGCCTTTCTTATCTGGCCCGAACGCGGCTGCAAGCTCACGGTACTTGTACGCCATCCACTGCGCGTGCCCGTTCACGATTGACTTCATCATGTTCGCCGCCGACAAGGCAAGGTCGGCAGGATGCATGAAGACGCCCATAAACCGCCCGGGCGAGATCAATCGCCCAAGGACCGGAATTCGCTCGATGCCGCGAGCGTAAATCTCCGATTTCAAGTCGTGCATGGGCGGCAAGGGTGGAAGGTCAAGACCGGTCAGCGGCAATGGCCCTCCGGGCGGCTTTGGCCCGGCTATCCAGCCTTTGCGCTGGAGCCAACCAACGATGTCGCCTTGGAAACCAGCCCGGCGGAGGGCATTGTGAACGAACGCAACCGCAGGGTGGACTATGCCAAGCTGTTGTCCGGCAGTGCTGCTGGGCTGCTCCGCAACAGGACGCTCCTTGGAGGCCCCAGAGGGCGCTTCCGGTTTGGCCGGGCCCTCTGGCCCTGCCTCCGGCTTCTTCTCCGCCTCGGCAAGAATTTGCTTGGCCCATCGGACGGCAGCGTCACGCGTGTACCAGACATACCACCGCTTACCGTCAGGTGACTTGTAAATCGTGAGCTCCTCTTTAGGCCGATACTCGGAATGCAGGCTATCAAGGAAATTCAGCGCTCGCTTCTTCGTCTCATAGACATGCGGCCAAGAAAACTGGCTTACGAGCCCCAACCACTGCGATTCCGGCGTCGCCAGAATCTGCTTAGCCTTTTCGACATTGCGCTGTCTCTCCTGTTCTTCCTCCCGCGCTCTTTCTTTCTCGCGTACCGCGGTGTATTCCTCGGACAGCTCTTTCAACCGACGGTATTCAGCCTCAAGATCGGCCGGGGCGTACTTGCTCCTCTCTGCAAGAGCCTTCGCGAACCGGCGCTCCTCCTCAGGCAAGTACCGAAGCTCATCGACTTTCCTCAGAAACTCCTTCGCCCGCCTTTCCGCCGCGTACCACTCCACGTGTTTTGCAACCAGCTCAGGAAGCGATTTCTCCTCGTACGCCAAGGTATCCCATTCTCTCAGGAACGCGTTGCCAGCCTCCAACTCGTTTAATCCCTGGCGCTTGGCTTCCCCCATCCATTCCCGCTCCGCACGCTCGTACGCTGTTTTGTCTCCGAGTCTCGCGCGTTCCCAAGCCGCCGCGATGGGATTCTTTGATGTCAACCGGTCTTCGCTCTCCGCCATACGAACCGTGGCATCGACGGCGTCGTATGCTTCCATCGCCGCGTCTATTTTACTTGAAACCTCCGCAAGCTGAGCATGGATTTCCTTCCAACGCTTGGAGCCTCTCTTGGCGTTCTCCAGCTGACTCAGGAGTTCCTTGTGCTTTGCGCCCAAATCATCAAGCGTTTTCCGAGCCTTCCTCCGTTCCTCCTCTAGTGCCATTCGTTCCGGCGTCCCTTTTGCGGGCGTCTTGCGCTGGTATGGTTCGGTTGGCGCCTCGGCTGCTGCTGTGTCGGGTCTCGTCTCCGGTGCCACCGCGGTCTCGCCAACCGCTGGCGCGGTCGGTTTCTGCCCTGTCCGTGCAAGTGCCTGTTCCAGTGTCTCCTTCTTCGGGTCAAACTCAGGAAGATACCACGACGTGCCGTCTGCGAATTCGCCCCTCACCGTGAACGTGCCCGGTTTGATTCCGTTTTCTCCGTAGTACTGCACGCGCACGCCCTCTGGAA